AGCGCCTTCATCTGCTTCGAATGCACCCAGATGGCCTTGAACGAGTCGGCGCGGTCACCCATGAGGTAAGCCGTTTCGATGATGTCCGTGTCCACGATGGAGGCATTCGTGTCGCGGACCATGTCGCCGGAGTCGTTGGCGATGTTGTCCGCTAGCACGCCCTGAAGCATCTTGATCAGGGTCAGCTTGTGCGCGCGCTGCCAGTAGTCGGTCTGGCGACGGACGATGACCTTCAGCGGGTCGTCACCGGCCAGAATGCTGGTCAGGTCAGGGATGCCCCAAGCCTGCGCGCGGATGTTGCGGGCCGCGACTTCACGGCGCGTTCCGATCTTCTTCATTTCGATCGAGTCGGTTGGGTCGTCATTGACCGGTTCCGACGGATCGTTGCCGAGATCCTTCCAGCCGGGCATATCGACGGAACGCCCGCCCATGCTCAGCTTCGAGGAAACGGTGGGGTCGTTGAAGAGAATGCCAGCCTGGAAGATTTCCAGAGACTGGACGTGTTCCTCAAACGAGTATTGCGCGTAGACGGACGGGACGATCGAGTCCGTGATCCGAGTCCATGCATCAACCATTGTCTTTCACCTTTGCGATTTGCAAAGCGTTCCGCTCACAGCGGATTGCTGGACACCCAAAGGTCCGGGTTCTCACCGGCTTCGCGTGCCATGCGCTTTGCTCGTTCAGGGTCGCTTTTCACGAGGGCTGAAATCGCCATGAGGTCACGAGAGCCATCAGCGAGACGCTTGAACGGATTGCCCGCTACCGGCGCGTCGTTGGACCCGATCGTGTCTTCGCTGAACTGCTTCTCTGCGACCGCCAGCATGGCGCGAGCCACCTGTGGGTCGGTCAGGCTGCCATCCGGTAGGATGATGCCCTTCGCCTTGAACACGTCGGTCAGCCCAAGGCCTTTAACGGCCCGCCCGATAAGGGTCAGCTTTGCCTTGAAAGGCTCGCTGTCCGCCGGCCCGAAGTCCTTCACTAGGTCGTCGTAGGTCTGTTCGACGGACTGAGCGATGGCAGCCTGTTGGGCCGTCACCTGTTCCGCCATGTAACCCACGAACTTGTCGTGCTGGGACTGCGCCTGTTTGGCCGTCAACCCGTCAGCCACGGCCCATTGCTTGGACGCGGTTGCGAGGTCTTCGGAGTAGGGCAACCCCTCAGGAAGTCCTTCGGGAAGCTTGTATGTCAGTGTGTCAGGCGATGAGACCGGGCGCATGTCCTCAGGTAGTTTGGAATGGAACTTTTCCCACTCCTCCTTCGGTGCGTCCGGGGCGGGCACGTTGACTGCGGAACCCAATCGGGACTCCGCATTCATGCCGCCAGCAATCGCGTCATCTAGCGATTTGTAGCCCTTGGTTTCGACCCACTTCCGGGTGCCTTCGGAAAGACCGGAGAATGGATTTGTTTCAGTCCCACCAGCGGACCCGTTGTCTGGCGTTACTGCTGGCTGTGCAGGGGTGCCCGCCGGTGCATCAAGCACCACGGACCCGGCGTCTGCCGAATCTGTCATGAGAGAGAAATCCTTGCGGTGGATGGGAATAGAAAAAGGGCCTCGCCACCGCTGACGAAGCCCTCTCAATCAGCCTTGCGGGCTGAATTCGGTTTACGCGTTGTCGCCCCAGTTTTCGTGGAGCAGCGTGATTGTGCCGCTGACGGCGAGCGTGCCATCTGCATCGATTTCAGTGTTGGTCGGGAAGCCGATGTTCAGGAACAGATCCATCGCCGTAGTCGTGCCATCGAATGTCGCAGCAGACGCCACATCAGCCGCCTGAGCGGTCGTGTAGGCGGCAACGGCGCCGTCAAGCGTCTTGTCCTGCTTGGCGATCACATCGACCATTGTGGAGGCCAAGGTGATCGAGGAAGCGGCTACCGAGCCAAGCGACCAATCCATTGCGGCAGAATCGTTGATGGTGCCGGCGCGCGCCGTCAGGACCGCGAATGCCAGGCTGGCCGTGCCGCCCTTGATCCGGATCTTGCCGGGAGCAAAGTCGAACAGCTTCTGCGAGGCATAGGCCAGCGCGTCGGTGACCGTGATCTGCATTCCATTGAACGTGAACACGGTGCGATAGGCGCCGCCGCGACCCGTGGTGACGACAGACAGTCCAGCCTTGGGAGGCGCAATGCCCGCCTCACGCGCAGCGGCGCGAGCAAGCGAACGTGGGAGGCCACGAGCCATGATCGTATTCCTTCATTCTTGGGAGGGATTTCGGCTGACCGCGCCGCGCGGATGTGGTAGATTCAACCATCTCAAAGGAGATGGACGATGTTCTTGCGGCCAACCTTGACCGACGTGTTAAATGAGGTTCAGCGTCATTTGGCTGCTGTGGCGCACCACAGCCAACTCGTCGCAAAGGCGAAGGAAGCAGAGGCCCGCGCCAAAGCAGAGATGGCTAGCGCCCTTCGAGCCTTGCCGCTCTTTCCAGCGCCACCAGATCCTCATCGGTGAGCGTCAGAAAACCCATGATGTGCTGAAGCACTTCCGCCCGCGCATTCGACAGGGCGGAGTGAAGTTCGAAGCCGTGAGGTGTCTTTGTCTTCGCCAGCCATTCGGCATAGGAGGGGCGGCGATAGTAGCCCGTCACGTTCGCTAGGTCGGCAAGCACAATCTCGCCCGCCTCGCCCTGGAACACCCTCAGATAAGCCTTGGCGCGCGCGTCAGCAGCTTTTGCCGGGCCACCCGCCTGCCCTGCGTGCGCGATGCTCTTGCGCGTCACTGGCGCATCATCCCGTCAAGAAGCCCGGACTGCTTCGCCGCGATAGCCGCCGGCACCGCATCCTTGGCGATCTGTCCGGCCTGTGTCAGTGCTGCCATGCCCTGTTGAGCCTGTGCGGCTTTGGCTCTGGCCTCACGCAGCGCCTCGACTTCCTCACGGCGGCGAAGCACGCGTTGCGGCGCACGGCTCGCATCCTTCTTGATCCGAAGGTATTCGTCACCGTCGATGTTATCCATGATGGACGGGTCTTGGCTGGCCTGTGCGAACTGAGCCGCAGCCATCACCACCATGTCGGTATCACGCGATTCCGCAGCCCTACGCAGCACATCCAGCGGGCCAGTGAAGGTCGGGCGGATTGCCTTGCCGGCCAACGTTGCCGGTGGCAGATAGCGGCTATCCTCCGCATAGAGACCCTTGGCCTCCAGGATATCGAGTTCACGATCGAGATTGGTGGCAAAGCCCGACTGGATGATCGAGCCGGACGGCCCCAGCAATGCGCCCTTCTCTTCCTGACGGATGAGCGCTTCCGTCGCGGTCATGTCCGGGTTCTGCACCAGCGTCTGGAACAGGTTTACGAACAGCATGTCGCGGATTTCTTCCGCTCGGGCGCCGGCATATTCAAAGGCGAATGTCGGGTTCTGCCCGGTGTTGATGGGAGCAATGAGCGGACGGCCATTGTCGTCCATCAGACCGGCATAATTCTGACCCGGGTTGAGGACAGGAACGAAATCCAGTTGCGAACGGGATGCCGTGGCTGGATCGGTGATCTGCTGCAACGCCCGCAGGCCGGTGCGACGGACCGCGTTGATCTCGCGAACCGTCGTCAACGCTTCGATCGTCGGCGAAATGCCGTAGGTGTCACCCTCATAGCGACGCCAGTTGAACGATGAGACCGGGAATGACCGAAACCCAGCCTCGTTTACGATATGCTCCTCTTCCTCGATCACATGATACGATGCGAAGGCCATATCGATGTAGTCTAGTTCGCCTTCCTTGCGATACATCCGGCGCTCATTGCGAGGCTTGATGCACTGCACCAGCGTGATCTTCTCCTCGCACTTCTGCGGGTCGTCGACCAAAACGCGGATTTTGGCTGGCAGGTTCTTATAGCCAAACCGCTGCGCTGCTTGACGCGCGCTGCGCTCATATTTGCGATGGAACGTGTCCACCATGCCCCAGCGGTTGCGCTTGATATAGGCTTCGACAACCGGGATCGACGCATAGCGGATCATCGCGCCGGAAAAGCCCTCCTCCGCATAGAGGTAGGCCGGGCCGTAGCGCACGACATTGCGGAGAATGGCCTGCGTTGCCGGGACGAAATTCGAGTTGGCCGAATAGCGTAGCAGGAACAGCAGATCGCGAAGTCCTTCAGCCCATTCCTTCTCTTCGTCGGTCTCTTCGTCATCCATTGCAGCGGTTGAAAGGCCGTGCCACTTTTCCGATTGCGGGATGATCAGGCTTTCGAGGCCGGCAGCAAGACGATTGGCAGCCAGGTTGATCGTGTTGTCATAGACCCGAGAGCCGCGCTTTTCCTGCTGGCTGGCCTGCGACGTCTTCTGCTTTGAACCCCGGCTCCACACATCCGGCGCGTCGGGGTCGCAAAACTCCGCGACCTGTTCCCATACGGGTTCATAGTCCGAGCGTTCATGCTCCATGTCATCCTGGCAGCCGAGAATGTCGCGGGCGCGGGAATCGCTCATATGACGGCGAAGCCCATGACGTAGATGTCACAAGTGGCGGCAGCGCCCTGCGGCGTCGTCAGCGACAGGATCGGGTCGGCAGTGATCCTGCCACGTCCAAGCGGGGTAGCAGGCGTCAACACAAGCCCCGCGCCGGTCGCGTTGCCATCGTCAAACCCCCAGCAAAACGCGCTTGCCGCCACCCAGACCCTTCGGATCAAGGTCGGTCTTCACTGTGTTGGCCGAGCCGCCCTGCGCAGCAAGACGTGCGGCTTCCAGTTCCTGACGCCGAACAACAGCCGGGTCATCAGCGGCGGGTGGGCGCGGAAGCGGATTAAGTTTGGGCGGTGAGAAGCACATCGTTCCAACTCTCTCTTGTCCAGTCGTCAGTGCTCGGGAGCGAAGTCGCCATGATAACGCTCGGCAGCCGATACGTACGCCGCTGCGGCATCCAATTCGCTATCGAACGTGCCGAGGCATATCGTTTTGCCCCTTACGTGTATCCGCGCCGCCCATTTCCCCCAGTTTAGGGAAACGCCCTTATGCGCCGACACACGACCGACCCGGCTTCTTGTGACTGTGTTCCGTTTATTCTCTGCGGAAGTAGCAGGTCGAAGGTTGGCCAGTCGGTTGTCCGACCGATCTCGGTTCTTATGGTCGATCTCATCCGGCTCTGTGCCGTGGACCATCTTCCAAATGATGCGGTGAACTCTCCAATTCACGCCGCCAAGGCCCGCCACGAGATAACCATCGGACTTGCAGACTATCGGCTTGCCCTGACATTTCGTGTTGGAGGCATTCCACGCCTGCTGTGACTTGAAATGATCACGCGGCCTTTCTCGCCAAGCCAGAACCCCTGTGAGAGGATCGTATTCAAAGCACTGGATTAGATACGCCTGCGACGGTAATGTGCGCGTAGTCATTGTGGCCTCCGGTAAGGTCCGTTGATAGGCTTGGAGACGGTGTTTCCAGCACCCCTCCAAGCCGCTTTATTCTATCAGAATCAAAGACTTCGGACCAGCTTTCTCTGGTCCAATCCCACAAAGTGAACAACTCACCGTTTTTGCCGTAGCCGGGGAGTTCGCAGCGCTGCTGAGCGCCAAGCCGTGTCAGCCAGCGAACAGCGAGGTCGTTGCCGGCCATCGCCCGAGCCTCGACACGCCACGCGCCTTGCGCAGCCACGTCAGGTCCAAGCACCTCGTAGAAGAACCGTGTGATCGCAGGGACGCAGCGGTGCATCCGCTTGCCGCCCCAGCTCCATGCAATCCACAAGCCTGCCCGCTGTTCCGTAGCGCCAAAGGCGGCTTCCGGGTTGCCGTCGAGTGTCACCACGTAGGCCATGCCCTGTAGAGCGGCGAGCGCCAGTTGAGCGGGTTTCCAAACTTCGCACTGACAATCGATCTCTGCCTTGTCTTCAGGCCGGAGATTGGCGGCGATGTAGCTCAGGTCGCGAAGCGTGCCGCCGATAACGCGGGGTTTCACCGATAATCCCCCAGCGGATCGCTTGGCTTGTTCGCACCCTGAACACGCTTGAACTCAGCAGGGTTCACAATCGAATGGCGAAGAGACATGACGCCGTAGCGCGTGGCGGACATGAGATCGTCCCGCAGCTTCACCACGACGCCATCTTTGCGATGGTAGAGACGGAATTCCTCAAACCAGTCGTCCAGGTTGTCGAAGACCTTGAAGCGGCCGGTCTGCATTCGATCCAGCATCATCATCAGCCCGGCTTCGACAGACACAGAACCATCCGGGAATTGTGCATGGGAACCGAGCATGCTCAGCCCCTGTTCCTTGTATTGCTTGGCAAGTGCGATGCCCGCGCCTTCCAATGTTTCCCGCCGGCCATCTCGCGGCCACGCCCACGGCAGCCAAAGACCCCACGGCTTGAGCGCTATGGCTTGCATCGCTGGCGTCTGCTGGCTCGCGCGGTGAGCCTTGGTCACGTAGACCACATCCGCTTCCGTATCGAATGCCAGTTCAACTGCGGCGGACGGGTGGTCCCATCCGAAGTCAAGCGCCCCGATGCGCGGCCAGAACGCCGGCAACCGGAACGGCGCCACCTTGATCTCATCCTCTGCGACAGGGAAAATACGACCGGACCCGAGAACGGGTATCCCTTTGGCCCTCGCCTCTCGTTCATGCGCCGGATACGCTGCGATAATGTCCGCGCGCTCCTCTGGCGTATAATGGTCAGCGTCATCAATCGTCATGAAGGTGACGTGCCGGGTCATTTGGAACCCTTTGCCATCGCCTTGATCTGTTCCGCCGACAGAAACTGCATCACGACTTCCGACATGCCCATGAGCGGCGTGAACGTGACGATCGTTATGCCGCCCGTTGTGTTGGTGCGGGTAAGCCCTTCGATGTAGATATCAAGCGGAGGTTCCTCGTCATACCAGACACCCTCCAGCGTCTCACCCTGCCACTTCTCGCGGCCTTTTTCGTAGCTCTTGAAGCTCAGGACGCTTTGCGACGCCTGAAGGTCGCCACCGCCACCGTGCCTCACCACGACGCTGTCAAGACCATTCGGCACGCCACGCCCCATCAGCGCGTCTACGATAGCGTCGCCGGGGATCATGCCGGTTCCCCATGCTTCCTTCTGCTGCGGAGGACCGACGAGAATGCGCTGGGGATTGTCCCGAGTGGATTCGCCCGTCACGCCAGCAGCCCACATGCGAACGGGTTTGTCGAAGACCTTGCCGTCCCACCAGTCGGGATACCGCCCGGTGAGGTGCAACCCCCACTCGGCTCCGCCAGCAATTGTCTTGCCGAGCTGGTTGCCCGCCATGAACAATCGTTCTCGATGCACTTTGCCGGCCGCGTGGAACTCCGCCTGCTTCCGATACGGGCGGTAGGCCGCCAGCCTATTCCGGCTCGCTCGTCTCTCCCGCTCCGAGAGCAGGCGATACAACTCCAGCTTTTCCAAGTAGCTCAGTGAGCCTGGCATTGAGTTGATCGTCGCTGATGGTCTCGATTGCCCCAGAATGGTTGAGGTCAAGCCGGTCACCGTATTTCTTGGGAGCAAGCTTCGATGCGCGCCACTTGCGGGCATCGATCTGAAGCCGTGCAAGATTCGCGTCCTCTGCTTCGTCCGCGATCACGACAATGTTGTCCGCCTCACGATCCTGCTGCAGCTCGCGCGCGCGTGTGTATTTCTGCGAGAACTCGGGGTTTCTCTCCAGCCACTGATACACCGATCGTTCGGATGGGAAGCCTTCCTGCTGGCAAATCTTGTAGAGCGCGCCACCTTCGATGATGGCGTCACAAATCCTGTCAGCCATCTCGTCCGTGTAGATCGATGGACGACCGCCAGCCATTGTCAGCCTTCAGCCTCTTCGTCGGCTAGGCTGGCCTCAAGATCGGCGACACAAGCCAGCGCAGCATCCAGTTGCTCCTGCTTCTGGGAAAGTAGGGCCTCCTGTTGCTCAACAGCGGTCCGGAGCGCTGCGACCGTGTTGCGCGCGGTGTCCAGCTCTCGCGTCAGCAGTTCGCGGATATAGGGTGACAGCGCCATCGTCAGGCCGTCTTCTCGCGCTTGGCCGTCTTCTGCTCAGCAGCAGGTTCGGCGAGCTTGCCAGAGGTGCCGGCGCGGAAACCATAGCCTGAGACGGAATCGACTGGGCCGCCCTTGATCATGCCAATCTTGACGCCATCCGCGACCTTGATGACGCGGGCATTATCGCTGGAGCGGACCTCGGGTGGGCTGCCTTCCATGACAGAGATCGCCGAGACCTCATCCTCGCCGGCCGAGTTGGTGACGAGGGTCGCGTATCGCTGTGCCATTTGGTTTTCCTTCCGAAGGTTGAACTAAGGCTTGGGAAGCGAGACCAGGTTCCCGACCTCAAGCCACCGGTCGTTGATCCTCACCAGTGCCGTTCCGTCTGGCTGGACGGTCTGGGCATCAACGGTTCCGGATACGCCGGATGCTGGGTCGATAAGCTTCATGCCAAGCATGGCGACCTCCCAGAAATGGGCGCGAGCCCGACGCTTGCCGGGCTGGGGCGCAATCACTGCGCGGGATGATGGGGGCAATATGAGGCTAACGTGCGCAGGACTGGTTGCCGCGCTGGGTTTGGCTGGCGAGTATTCCCCGCTAGACGGGTCCGCCTGTGGTTACCAAATCATCCAGTTGCGAATCTAACCCAGATGAGAAGCATGTGCAACAGGAATTATTCGTATGGCTCCAGCCTGTGGAGAAGCGCGCGACAGGCCAGCGCCGTGCGGCGATCCGCGCCGTTGCGCTTCATGGCGACGACAGCGTTTGCCGAGATGCCGAGAAGGTCGGCGCACTGCTTGTCTGAACGAGCGAGGCCCGCCGACTTCATGTCAGCGAGCCATGAGATGAAAGATGCGGCGGTCATTTGGACCATTTCATCAACGCCCTGTAAGCCCGTCTAAAATCTTCTTCGTTCACAGCCATCCTTGCGCTCTCTTCCCATGGGCGCTTCGGATCGCCTGGGTCAAAACAGCCATCCACGGCGTCGGCAAATGGCTTCAAAGCGCTGTGCAACTCCGGAATTTCGTTCTCTATGCGATACTGCATCCGGCCAATTTGAAGCATCGCGGCATCTAGCTGAGAGCGGTAGGTTTCTTTTTCCTGCATCATTCGGCGATGCGAGTAACGGGGCGAAAGATCATTGAACTCATCCGGCATCTAATAACCTCGCCCTGGATTGTCGCAATACCCATTGTTGTCGTAATGGCTCGCCGAGCGTTCCGTATATGGTCGGACTTCGACAAATTCCATATACCGGCGCTGCTCTTCGGTCGGCGGTTCTGTCGTGGCTCGCCATTCGCTGCCTTCGTATGGGCGAACTTTCCAAACGATCTGCTGGATCGTGAACTTCTTGAAATCAACGCCGTTGACGCCACGAAAAAACTGCCTGAGTTCCTGTTCTGCCAACTCCTTCGATGGATATGTCTCCGTCCCCCACCGGCGCATATTGGCGTTGAGGATCTCCCACATCAGCAAACCCTCCCCCGAATGATGACCGCACGGGCGTTGAGTTCAGCGTATGCTGCCGGCGTAGCCAGAGCGAAAAGCTGCTTCTGTGACATGAAGCGAACGTCATGGGTTGCGGTCAGTTTGACCAGCGGGATGATGAAGCCGCCGATGTTGTAAGAGCCGATCTGCGTGCCGATTTCGTTGGTGTTGGTCATCTGCGTAACTCCCTTGTTGATGACCCTACTATACAGGCTGCTTGTATGATGTCAACACGAAATCGACGTGACTTGTATATTTTCTTGCGGTTTCGTCTAAGCTACCTTTAGCTGGTCAGGGTTAAACGTCGCCTCTGTCATCCGCCCGAATATGCCCACCAGCACGTTGACCTGACCCTGAGACGTGACGCGCTCGACCTGCGCCATGAAATCCTTGAACGGCCCATCCTCGATCGATACGGTCGTCCCCTTGGCAAACCGCATCTGCATTGTTTCCTTTCGCGTCTTCGCCTCTTCCTTGCGATGAATGCGAGCGGCGCGCGTGTCATCGAACTGCATGTCGATCTCTGCGAGCCATAGCGCTTCAACGTCCCTTGCCGGAACCCTGAGAGGCAAGCCGTTGACGCCGAGCAGCGATTCCACTCCCTCGCAGGCCCGGACGAAGCCGAAATCGTATCGAGGCACCGCGACGAAAACATAGCGCATCAAGAGCGGGCGCTCGACTTCGTGGATGACGTTGGTGCGCTTGTTCTTCCGCTCGATACGCTGGCGGGGGAAATAGACCTCATAGCCGACTTGGCGCAGGTTCTCAGTGGCTTTTGCCTCACACTTGATGTTCGTCTGTGCGACGAACCACGGCTTATCTGTGCTGATAGGCTTCATGTCGTCTCCTTATCGGGCGGTCAGGCCGCGAGATGGATTTCCTCAATCCATGATTTGTAGGTGAGCCAGTCAATTTGACCGCGACCTGCATTGCAGGGGAAACAGGCAAGCGCGAGATTGTCGGGATGGTTCGCGCCGCCGTTTGCCCGACGATTGAGGTGTTCGAGCGTTGCAAGTTGCGGGTGGCCGTCAGGGCGGTCCTTGAATATCAGCCGCGAGCAGTAGCAGCACTTACCACCCTGTTTTTCCATCAGCCGGGGCCTTATTTTTCCAGCGCGCCATGGATGCTTGCTCATCGGGCAGGCCTGAGTGTCCGGCCCATGCGCCTGCGCTTGGCGACGTAGGCGGTCTTGCTGTGAAGGACAGTCGTATGATCTAGGCCGCCCATCAGCCGCCCGATCTGTGGCAACGAGAACTTGGTGAGGCGACATGTCCAGTAAGCGACCGCCTGTCTTGCCAGCACGACATATCGATGCCGGCGGTTGGATCTCAGTTCCTTGCGGGTGACCTTGGTTGCGCGGCAGATGGCGGCCTCGATTTGACGGAACGTCCGCTGGTAGCGCAGCCCCTCTTGCGCTCGAAGCAAACGATCCTGCGCCAGTTCCGCGTCCCGCTGCGCCTTCATTGCTACCAGCTCGGCTTCATGCCGCAGCTTCGACTCGATGGCTGCCCGCTGCTCATCGGCGCGCATGATCTCTGCAGCGCGCTTTCTCTGCGCGACTATCGCCTGACTACCGGCGACCGTGTTTCGATATGCGGCGACATACATGACGCTTACTCCGATGCTGTGCGGGGGTTCGTTCGTTCCCGCGCCTTTGGATTGTCGGGAATGGCTGCAAGGGCTGCGGCTCCGTATTTCGACTCCATCGCGTCTCGAAATGCGTCAGGGTCGTTCGCGTCCGGGGTCCAGCCCATTGAGCGATAGAGTTCAGCGAGACGCGCCTTGTTGCGGGCGATCTCTGCTTCCGAGCGAGGCGGAACCGGGGCAAGTCGATCTCGTGCCATCTGCTCACGGTGGCGGATGCGATCCCGCTCGCGAATGTGCGGCTCCATCGCCTTGTCGCACTGCCCGCGCAGCTCTGGGGGCGACGGAAAGAAGGCGTGACCCAATGCGTTCTGAAGGATCGCTGTGACGCCTGCGAATAGCCCATGCTGCGTCACGCCGTTGAGCGCGAGAAAGTAGATCTGCTGGTCAAATTCTGCCGAAGACGTCGCCCGAGATGGCAAACGGTCGAGCATCGCCAGCGCCCTCCGGTAGTCGTCCTGATCCGCGAGGTTCCACACGTCCTGATGAGTAGTCGGTAACATCGATTTCCGTCCTGGATGTGAAAAGTTGCTTGCGAGACAGAGAGCTGACCGTCTCCACGGCGGGCGATGCCGTTGATTGAGGACGCGGAGGGACAAGCGCCGGCTGATCCGTCCAGCGGTCCTGATTGAGAAACGTCGTCGGGTTGCACCACGGCCGATCGTCGGTCTTCGCGGCATAGCGGCGGACGCCGGCAAGGATGGTTTCGAAGCTGGCGCGCTGCCGAGCGGCTGCGAATACCTTTTCTGCGTCGCGCTTGCCGACCTTGTTGGGAAAGATGGCCCAGAATTCGCCGAACTCGCGCGCCCGCTCGGAAACGCAATGGATAGGGGTAGTTTTTTCTTTAGGGGGTGTGGGGGACGTTTCTTTTTTAGGGGAAAGGCCTGTCCCGGCACTGTCCTGTGACTGTCCTGTGACTGTCACAGCCTTGTCACGTTCGCGCTGACGGGCCTTGCGCTCAGCCTGCTTCGCCTTCCTATGCCTTTCAACGATCTGCTCAGCCTCGATCGCCTCAACGGCAATCGCTATCGCCTCCGCGCCCGCGCCGGCCGCTGCCATGCTGCGAATGAGTGTGGCAATGCTCATGCCGCCACCTCCAAGCCGCTGGCGACCTGAACAGCCCAATCGATGGCATCCTGTGCCGAGCGGAGAATGACCACCTGAGGCCCGCGCCAGCCGGCAGCAAACCGCTTCTGATTTTCGTTGAGGGACTTCGCGTAGCCCTTATCGCCAGACTTCACCTCGATCAGCCACATGCGCCCGCGAAAACCAACCGCCAGGTCAACGGGCTTGTTCATCCTTTCGACAGAGAAGCCGCAGGTTTTCAAAGCCGTGACGATCTCCGGCTCAGCAGAGTCCCGCTTTGGATTGTGGCGAGGCATGCTCATGCGGCCACCTGCGTCGAATAGAACACCACGCCGACAAACGAGATCAGGATCGCCACCAGTGCTATGATGAAAGCCGCCCAGGCCATTGCGTCACTCGGAAGCGGTGTAGGCCCGGTAATGGGGCGATTGTCTTCGGTCATTCCCCGTCCCTTATTGGTGTTGAGACAGAATGCAGCCGCTTAGGCGGGCTGCGGGCCACTCGGGAGGGGTTACGCGGCCTGTTGGAACGACTTCGGCTCTTCGTCCTTTTCCAGCGTCACTTTGAACATCTCACGAGAGGCGACATGGAAGACGATGACGCCCTCCGGGTTCATGAAGCCGGGAGCCGCGCGCGAGCCGTTATGGCGCAGGTCGTCAACGGCTGCCTCGACGGCGTCGGTGGTGAATGGGCCTTGATAGAGGACGGGAACAACGCCGCAGCACGCGGGCCGCTCGTCTGCCCACCGCCCGCTATTGAACAGCGACAGGCGCTTCTCGGTTTGCCCGTAGCGGCGCTGGATGCCTGCGCCCCACCACTCGCCGAAGTGCCGACCGGGACCGAGTTCGCGGAGACCATCCGCGTGTTCGGCCACCCATCGCGCAAAGCCGAAGTTGTCGTCTTCCGGCGTGATCCAACGTGTGCGGCTACCGGCGCGAACTACGCCATCTTCGCCAACGAAAACCTGCGCATTTGTGCCGTCGATCTTCTCGGTAATGATCACCGTGCGGCGCAGACGCGGGATTTTCGGAAACGGTTCAAACTCGTCCATGTTCATTCTCCTTCGATCCAGTTAGCCGCCGGCTCGTTGAGCTTCGGCGGTTCAGGCTTGTTGAGGACGATCATGGTGCTGGCATCCCGCTCTTGACCGTGACGAATCCACCCGCCCTGACAGGCGTAGAACTCGCCGCGCTTGATGCTCAGTTGGCGTGAGCCATCCGACAGCTTGCCGAGGATGCCCTTCTCAGTGTCGGATTCCGGAGTGAGAACGATCTGCTCCAGTCCGTCTTCGATGTAGAGGGCGATTTTCATGTGCGCTCTGCCGCCTCGATTTCATCCAGACGCTTTCGGGCCTCTGGAAGGGTGAAGCGGTTCTGCTTCGCCATGGCGGCGGCGCGGCCAATGACGCTGATTATCAACATCAGAGCGGCAAGCCACTGGAGAACCTGGCTGTCGAGCCAAACACCGATGTAGATACTGCCGATCATGCCGCCGTATGTGGCCGCGTCTCGGATCAGACTGTCTCGCAACGATTCCTTGAGCAGAATGACCTCAGTTGCCATCGTCATCCTCCTCTGCCAGCTCGGGGGCGATCCATTCCGCCAGCGACGCGGCGAAGTCTCTCAATCTCAGGGCTATGGAAATCCGAGTCTTGGTGCTCAAGAAGCGCACGAAGACGAGCGGTTTTCTCGATGAAGTCGGCATGTTCTTTCCTCGCTGCGGCGAGCTTTGCGCGCTCGGCCACTTCTTTTTCTGCCGCCCTGTGAAGCTCAATCATTTCTCGGTATTCGACAGCCGCCGCCTCGCGGTGCCAGATGGCCCGCACCCTGCGGTGCGTCCATTTTGGGTTGAGCTGCGCCAAGGCGATGTAGGCCTTGTTCAGCAATTGGCTTGGAGGTGTGGAGCCTCCGATGTGCTCAAGATATGAGCGAGCCATGGTTACATCAGACATCTGATGGCTCTCCGGTTTTGCGGGTGAAATTCCCATGATCGTGGGTGTCCTTCTGTTCCATGTTGGGAGCATGGACAGAGCGACAGACGACGAAAGGGACGAACTGGAAACCTGGGAGCCGATCGGCTCGATTACGGCGCGCATTGCCGGGAAGCTTGTGGCGCGCTGCACATTCAACAGCCGAACGATTGCAGTCGTTCCGGCAAACTCGGATTGCAGTCCGAGCCGAATAAGAGACGGCAGAGCGCAAGGTGCGCTCGATGCCGAGTTGCCCAAGCCGGGAGGTCCTAGGGCTTGGGATGTGAAACGGTGAGGCGGTCATGGACGGCGCCCTGGAAAGAGCCATCCGGCGCGGTGAAAGCCGCAGATCACGGTGGCAATAAGAGCCACAGGCCCGAAGATCGAATGGAGGATGCACCTTCGGGTGTCATCCTCCCGGAAAAGATCGGCGAACTCAGAGAATGTCCTTTGGAAGTAGGCATACATCAGCCCAGCATTCAGGACGCCGCAAGCGGCCCAGGTTGCCACGATCAATAGGATTGCCGATGGCGCGCTCATTCGAACGGCCTGTTTGGAACCGTGCACGCCAGTTCCTTTGGAGGATTGACCAGCATGGAGGTGAAGCAGGAGATGTCGGTCTTGCGCTCACGGAGAGGCTTGAAGCGGCGGGCGTCAAAGCCTTCGGTGTAGGTCTTGTGGTCGCGGTCGGGGTTCTTCGCCTCAGCGAGTGTTAGGACCAGCACGTCCTTCTCAACCCCGAAGGTAGTCTTCACGCTTGCGCGGTGCGCATTCACCCCGGTAATCGTGTAAACACCACCCGTTTTGAGTGGAGAAATGCGGCCATACCAAGTGTCATTGACACACACGACACGCATCCCAACGCGAGGTTCCCAATCCATCACATCACCCCCAGCACGGCAGCGATGATCCCCGCGCATAGAGTGAGGCTTATGAAGAAGATCGGCAGCGGTGAACTCGGAGACGCCTCCCTGGTATTGCGTGGGGCGGATGTCTGCTGTTCACGAGCAGAGTTGATTGTCTCTTGAGGGATGAGGATGAGGGACATCACAGCGCCTCGAAATCGTCTTCAACGCCAATGGCGTAGTTGAAGCGCGAGGACCGACGCAGGTGACGACCATTGTAGGCCCTGTGATCGACCGGAGCCGGGATGTCCCGACACCAATTGACGACCGTCCCAACAGACACACCCACTCGGGCTGCGATGTGCTTCCTCTTCACACCTTCGGACCACATCCGGCGAGCTTCCGTTCGAAGATCGGCAGCCGCGCTCATGCCGCCACCCCGCTTTCAGCCATAGCTTTCACGCAGGAGTAACAATGCCGGACGCCCTGCCCGCCGCAGTTCTCACCTGGGTTGAGGCAGTGCGGACGTTTGGCTGGCGTCTTGATCAGGAATGTCGGGATATCTGGAATGACGACCGGAGAGGAAGCGAGAGGGGTTGTTGCATCCTCTCCGGTCTGGCCCGCCGCATCGGGGAGGAGTGCGATCGCGGGATCTTCAAAATTGACGGTGAAGCCGAAGCCCTTGAGGCCATTCGCCTCTCGCGGCTGGAGCGGCGTCATTCTCATGGAGCGTGCCCGTTCGGGCGAATTGGTTGCGCCGACTTCCACGGCGCTGCTGGCGCGCTCCGCGCTGCGATCTACATCGACATGCTCCGGGTTGGCGCGGTCTGCGCTGGGGATCGACTCCTGCTCCTCCGTCAGTTCGCCGGTAACGGCGTCATGCGGGGGGAAATTCTCGTTGCTGTCGGGTTCTCTACGCGTGCGCACGAGAGAAACCCCTTTTTCGATGGCGATCTCATACGCCTCGATGCCCTGCTCCTGCTCGAACCGGGCGTTTTCGTCCTTGCCTCGAATGGCGATGACCTGACGCACGAACTTCTTTTCGAAGCCGGCATCGTCAACCGCGTCGAATGCAGCGGCGATCTGCTCGTCGATTTGCGAGCGCTTGGCGCGCAACATCTCAATGTCCAGCACGAGACGGCCAAGCTGGCGGGCCACTTGCGGATCGGCGAGGCTTTCGCGGGAGTGCCGGAACTTCTGCGGGCGGGCCATTTACGCGGCCTCCGCCTGTGCAGCAGTGGTGTAAGGGATACGGCTCATGCCGCTGCTCCGTCCGAGCGATGCCTACGGATGAACATCATAAAGGCCCTGAGCTTCGTCTCGGTCTCCGGCCATACGCGACCGCCGGAGCGGAGCCGACCGACGATCTCCGAATTTCCGACCGCCTGCTTCCCGAAATAGGACGGACCCATGCCCGTCTCATCGAGGAAGCCGTCAATCTCTTTCAACAAAGCGGAGGTCAAATCTGTCATGGCGGCCCCATATATATCCTCTATCGCGGACGTGTCAAGCATCCTCTATCAAGGACGTGCGGAATCGCCCGATATTTCGGATAATGTCGGCATGGGTAACGAGACCTGGCGCGACCGCCTGACAGCAGCTCTGATCGAGCAAAAGAAATCGATGCGTGAGGTGTCCCTGGACGCCGGGCTTGGCCCCGGCTATGTCCACTCGATCCTGAAAGGTGGCAAAGACCCCACCGTCGATCTACTAGTGAAGGTCTGTGAGGCCGCTGACGTGTCTCTCGCTTGGGTGATTTCAGGCGTAAATGTCACCCCTGAGATCGAGGCCCTTTTGGCTGAACTGTCGGCTGCCGATCCCGTTCAGCGTCAAGCGATGCTGACGCTGCTTCGGTCAAAAGCTCCCGCATGAGATGAAGCGCGACACGCGCATCTTCCAGCGAAAGCCCGTTCAGTATCCTTTCTAATTCTGATAGGCGCATAAATCCCTCCCGCTAACATGGTAGCAGGGGCATTATGCCCATACAGATGGGAGTGTGGATAGGATTTTTTTCCTTCCCGCGTTTCCACAGATTTCCGCAACCCCGGAACATCTCGATTTCCGACATGGCGCACGTATCAACGAAGGGGCGGCGCCCTTTGGCTTGAACGCGCCTATACGACTATTTCATCCTCTATCGCAGATATCCTATTGCAAGTGTCCGCGATTGAGGATACATGTCTCTCATCACCACCACGCATCAGCCCCGCGCCGATCTGGTGGAACACACCCCGGAGCCAATCGGCACGGACAGATGGGGAATGACGATGACGAACGCCGAAGTCTTGGAAGAACTGCAGAGCCGACTGGACGCCAGCAAGCGCATCGACCCGGAAACCGACAAGGTTACCGCGCGCTTCCACGACGACGTGCTAGCCCTCAATCGTCACCTGAAGCATGTGCCGCAAGTGGTGTGCGCAGACGGGCTCAGAATGTCCGTCCAAGCGAGCGTCTTCCACTACTGCTCACCACGCGACAGCGAAGGGCCTTGGACAATGGTCGAGGTCGGATACCCCAGCGAGCGTGTCGAGGCCTTGATGCCATACGTCGATGGCGACGGATCAACCCACGAGACGGTCTACGGCTTCGTGCCGCTGAAAATCGTCGCACAGGTCGTTCTCGACCACGGCGGCTTCGCGCTCTGACCCCCTCCTATCAGGAGCTTCCTCCTATGACCTACAGCGCAGAAATCACGAAAGAAGCCGAACGGCATCCATCGCTTGGTGCGGAGTATTTCGCCGCCTCCGAAGCGGCTGAGCGGTTCATGGCTCACTGGACGGAAGAGCACGCCCAGAAATTCGCCGAGGAAATCGTCAAGCCGGTTCTGGATATCGTTCAGGAGCGGGTGTGGGATGCCTTCCGCGACTTCCTTCTCATCGACACTGAACAGAACGTCCAAAACACCATGCGCCGCATGGTTGAGGACACCGTTCGCGCCCTCATCGGCGGCGATAAGTGGGCCAACGTCAAATACATCCAGACCGAGTATCGCGACGGCCAGAAGGTCCGCGAGACACTGGCGAAACTCTACAGCGACGAAATCAAGGATGGCCGCATCGCCGATCTCGAAAAAGAGGTCGCGCGGCTGACGGACTCCCTGCGCTTCCACCAGTCCATCCGCTGACCAGTCCGGCAGGAGACCTCCTATGACACAGAATACGAAGGCGGAAGCGCTCGGACGGCCAGTCGCCTTGCCGTTTGACTGTGAATTTCACGAGTTGAGCGGGGGCGTTTCGGCAATCGTCTACGACGCGGCGGGCATGGCAATCGACACCCATCTGTCGGAAGCGCAAGCAACCTTCATCGTCAAGGCAGTCAACTCCCATGACGCGTTGGTCGCGGCGCTCACATCCGCGTTGGTCGCGATGAAGATTGCCTCTGGCCTGCCTTCGGTTTCGGACGAATACGATTTCGGGCCGGCTATCGCTGACGCCACGATGGCCCTCGCTCAGGTGGAGGGCGAGACCCGATGAACGCGACCGAGCGCCTGACCCGCGAGTTCGCCCGTGAAGTTGGCTACGTCGGCAACAGCCCGGCGCTGCTAAAGGGCTATGAGGCCATACGTCAGGCTGGCATCCGTGAATCGCGCAAGGCTCACTATGAGCGCGTCGCCGAACTGGCAGAGTTCAAGGCGAGCCCTGCCATGTTCTTCGCTGCGGTGCGCCCCGCCCTGTCGATCGACGAAGCCATTTCCGACGCGAACCGCGCCATCGCGCTCTATCGACGGACGCCGACCTATCGCCGGGATGCTCTGGCGAGCCGGGTCGTCAAGGCGAAGCTGCAGCGGGTCTATGCGCGGTTCTTCCGCCGCTTCGGCGAGCGGGTGTGGTCAATGGCGGAGGCTGCGTAGATGGACGCCCGCACCCGCCACCAAGCCTCAATCAAGCGCTCCGACGCCGGCCATGGTCGTGTCCTCGAGGAGGCTATCGCCACCCTCGCTTTTCGCAATGGCCTGTCCTGGTTCACCGACGAACAGATTGCAGACATCCGCGCCTTCATGGTTCGCGCCGACTGGCGCTCGAACCGGAGTGCCTTGACGAGCCGTAAGCACTATCGCGAGAGGACCGCAGCATGACCCCCGCAGAACAAGACAGTCTCATCGCAGCAAATGCACGGCTGAGGAAGGCGCTGGACGAAATCCGCACCATCATCACGGATGCGAGCGGCCGACATTTGCCCATCACTGCGCAGGTTCTTGACATCGCTTCCGCCGCTCTCTCCGAGCCGAATGAACAGACAACAGAAGGCGGGCGGATCGAGTGGAAGGGCGGGGAGTGCCCGGTTGCGGATGCCCTCATGGTCAGGTGCACCCTTAGAAACGGTGACGCTGGTACTAGCAGAGCTGGCAACCTTGATTGGTCGCACTATGGCCCGGGATTGGCTGACGGCGACTATGACATAACCGCCTACCGCCCGGTGTCGCCATGACCCGCGCCGACGCCCTCCTGTTCGAAGCCTGCGAATGGGCAGTAGCCACCCGCCGCCGTCTTGCTGTCGCCATCGCGCTGATGTGCGCGAGCCCGTTTCTGATCGAGAGGATTTTGCTGTGAGCCGGTCCGGATACTTCGAAGATATGGACGACCAGTGGGCGCACATCCGCTGGCGCGGAGCGGTCGCAAGCGCTATTCGCGGCAAACGCGGACAGGCATTTCTCACCGAAATGCTCGCTGCGTTGGACGCTCTCCCCGAAAAGAAGCTCGTCAGCATGGAGTTGGAATCAGGCGGCAATGTCTGTGCCATCGGTTCAGTTGGCCGGGCGCGCGGCATCGATATGAGTGCCATCGATCCAGAAGACTACTCGCGTGTCGCCAATCTGTTTGGTGTCGCCGAACCGCTGGTGCAGGAAATCGTCTGGCTCAACGACGAAGCAGGGCCATGGAAGGAAACGCCGGAAGACCGCTTCGCCCGCATGCGGCGATGGGTTGAACACGCCATCAGCGCCGAGCGCGCGAAAGGCGGTGACGCGTGAAGGCGCTGGCCACCAATCACGTCGAATACAAGCGACGCGTGGACGGAATATTTGGTCGCGTCGAGCGCTTCGATCTCGTTCGCAGCCATCGCGTTCAGATCCAGATCGGCAACCAATACTTCATCAGCACCCGGGCTTACGAAACCGCAGATGGCGCACGTCGCGCTGCTGATCGTCTCGAACGTAATTCGCAGGGGGAGCCGTCATGAACGCCCTCACCAAGCATGACGAAGCCTCTGCTGTCCTGGTGCATCGACACAATCGCGAGGCCCAGCGCGAAGCATGGTTCAGCCTCTCGCAGACGCAGCGCCGTCTTTCATGGAGGGCGCGGCGTGAAGCCCAACAGGCCGAGCGCGAGAACAACCACGCCCGATACGCCCACTACGCGACCGAGGCCAGGCGGCTTTGGCGCGAGGCCAAAACACACCTGAATTTCGCGAGGACATGGTGATGAACGCACATGCAATGATCGGCCATAACCAGCCGCCAGAGACTACACCATTCGAGCTTTCGAAGGAAGCAATCGACAGTCTTTTCGATGAGGCAAAGAACTGGTGCGATGGCGAACCCATCACCTCGCAGGGGCAGGCCGATATGGTCCAAAAGCTCCTGCGCGATATCCAGGCTGCCGAGAAAGAAGCCGACGATCGACGCGTTGCCGAGAACAAGCCGTTCGATGACGGCAAGGCCGAAGTGCAGGCCCGCTACGCGGCGCTGATTGCCAACACCAAGTCGGTGAAGGGTAAGACTGTTCTCGCCATCGAGGCCTGCAAGAAGGCGCTCGCACCTTGGCTGATCAAGGTCGATGCGGAAAACCGCGCCAAGGCCGAGGCGCTGCGGAAAGAAGCTGAAGCAAAGCAGCTTGCCGCTATGGAGGCCATGCGGCAGCGCGACGGGGATCTGGAAAAATCCGCCGCCGCCGAAGCCCTAGTTCGCGATGCGAAGGAGGCGGAAACTGCCGCTCGCAAGGCTGACAGCGCCAAGGCTTCGGCCAAGGGTGAAGGTCGCGCCGTTACCTTGCGCGACTACTACATCCCGGAAATCACCGACGCCACCCTGTTCGCCCGCCACGTCTGGACGGTTCACCGCAGCGACATGGATACGTTCCTCGCAGGCATGGCCGCGAAGATCGTCGCCACAGGCATCCATACAGGTATCCCCGGCGTCAACGTTCAGCACGAGCGGAGGCCAGTATGACTTTCTCACCGGAGCAGATTGCCGAACTCAACTCCAAGCTGGACAGGACCGCCATCAAGGAGCGCGAACAGTCGGGCCGGAAACTCTCCTACATTGAAGGCTGGCACGCGATTGCAGAGGCCAATCGAATTTTCGGGTTCGACGCTTGGAACCGCGAAACCATCGACATCCGCTGTGTCTCGGAAGGCCCGCGCAAGATCGGCCGGACGAACCCACGTGACGGCTTTGGCGTCTCCTACATCGCCTGCGTCCGCGTGACCATCGGGTCTATCATCAGGGAGGGTGTCGGGTCAGGTCACGGCATCGACGTTGACCTTGGCCTAGCGCACGAAAGCGCAATCAAGGAGGCCGAGACGGACGCGATGAAGCGCGCCCTGATGACCTTCGGCAACCCATTCGGTCTAGCGCTCTACGACAAGAGCCAGGCCAACGTTGAGCAGCCAGAGCAGTCGGGCGACAAGAAACCGGCTGACGCTTCAAGGTCCGTCAGCGCAGCACGCATGAAGGAAGGCCTGAAGGCGATCGATGACGACCTTCTCGACTGCCACACCATCGCGGACGTGAACAAGTGCGCTGAAATCTGGAAGACGATCATCAAGCGCGATGCGTGGTCGAAGGACTATCGCGAGATTGCAGCCCCCAAGTTCCAAGCGCGGCGTGACGCTATCGCTGCGAAGGACGAGGCTAAGACCGCGTTTCCCAGCGACCTTCCCCGTTCGAAACCCAACAACATTCACATGGCAGGATGATCATGGCTGGCTCAGTCAACAAAGTCGTTCTCATTGGCAATTTGGGTGCAGACCCGGAAACCCGCCGGCTCTCGTCCGGTGATCCCGTCGTCAACCTGCGCATCGCCACCTCGGAATCCTGGCGCGACAAGAATTCCGGCGAGCGCAAGGAAAAGACCGAGTGGCATCAGGTCGTCATCTTCAATGACCAGATCGCCAAGGTGGCAGAAGCCTACCTGAAAAAGGGCATGAAGGTCTACGTCGAAGGCTCTCTCCAGACCCGTAAATGGGAGAAAGATGGCGTCGAACGCTTCACGACAGAAGTCGTCCTCCAGAAGTTCCGTGGCGAACTCCAGATGCTGGACGGCAAGAGTGACGACGGGCCAGCGAAGACCTCCAGCCGGCAGGAACGCGACGACCCGCGCACGCAGCAGCGGGAACTTGACGACGACATTCCGTTCTGAGGAGCGACGACAATGGCCAAGAAACCCGACAAGCCGGTCTATTCCTTCGTGCGCAAGGGGAAAATCCTCGTGCCGGAACTCGACTACGACCTTCGCGCTCTCGACGGCGTGGCGGAAGGTCAGCGCGTTCGTGTTGACATCCGCCAGTGGCGCAACCTGGACCGGCTCAAAGCCTACTGGTGCACCCTACAGGATTGCATCGACGCGACAGGCTGCGCCCCTAGCAAGGAAGCGCTTGACGCTTACGTTCGGCCAGCAGTCGGCTTTGTGGACGCCATCCGGCTGGCGTCGGGACACTTCGTCGGCGTCGGCCGCCCGATCAACACGCGCGAATGCGACGAGCCAGAAATGATCGCGTTCTTCCAGAGCGTCGAAGAATTGCTGGCACGCGAGTTTGGCTTTGTCAGCGAGCGCGGCGAAACAGCGAGGGCAGCATAATGCCGATGACCAAATCAGAGAAGGCCGCGGTCGAAGCGCTCCACACGAAACTCGCGCTTCGCTGGCCGGACGAAACCCGCCCGACGCCCTTGCCGTTTGGCTTCGGCGACTATGACCGCGAGCTTGGGACGCCTGTTCCGGGGACGTACTTCGTCGTGCACGGCGCACACTGCACGCGCGTTGAGCTGGCCAGAGTAAGCACTGGTTACAAGTCGTGGCGCTTCAACGGGAAGGACCGAGTTGAACGCGGGAGATACTTCGAGACCGAGGCTGAAGCTCGGTTGGAAATGCTCTGGCGCGCTTGTGAAAACGCGGCGCGCGAACTCTCACCTGTCTGGCGGCTTCTCGAATTCGCGAGGGCAGCAGCATGACCCTCACCCTCTACGCCCCTTCCGAAGCCCGCCGTTCAAAGCGCCGTCTCGCAACCTACGAGGCCAAGCACCAGCAGCTTGCAGACGAGGTGCTGGTCCGCGACTTCAACCGGTTCTTCCCCGCCGAACTCGACCGAGCGCTCGCCGCCAATGACGGGTTCGGGAGGGATGTTTGCGAGCTGACTGGAGGGTTGGTCTGATGGCTCGAACCGACTACTACGCCCGCGAACCATATGATTGGGTGACATCGGGCAGCACTAGGACGCCGGAAGAATACCCATACTCCCACAGCGAGTATTATCTTTGGCGCACCTTCGCCTCCGGCGATGCCACGGTCGAAGCCTATTACACCGATCGCATGCGATCTTGGGATGCGGAAAAATACACCGCCGCTACCGCCAACAAAATGACCAACTGGCACAGCGTGCCGATCAGCAAGGTGGCAGCCGACGAGATCGTCAAGGCCTATTTCGGCAGCAGTTACGTCTGCGTGGGCATCGCTCAAAGCATGAATGTTTCCAACGGCTACCCGTTGGGTGTGTTCTTCGTGCGGCGCGCTCTCTCTCAGGATGGGGGGCGGAGCTGATGGCCGACAGACCAATCCAATTCAGCCCGGCGATGGTTCGCGCGCTTCTGGCGGGGACGAAGACGCAGACGCGTCGGGTTATCAGCGCCGCGCCGAAAAGGAGCCGCATCAACCTGTTCGATGGCACATGGACGGATAGCTACGTCCTGGACCCCGGCAACCGCTCGTGGCTTGAAGAAGCCTATCGGTGGCGTGTTGGCGACCGGCTCTACGTCCGCGAAGCGTGGCGGACGGAAGCTTGCTATGACGACCTTTCTCCGTCTGAAATGGGTGGCGAAGAACCGCTCCGATATGAGGCAGACGGATCGCACCAGTCGTGGGGTTTTCCAGCGATCTCCAAGCTCGGTCGCTTCCGCCAAGGCATGCACATGCCGCGATGGGCTTCCCGCCTGACTCTGACCGTCACCGATGTTCGCGTGCAGCGCTTGCAGGACATCAGCGACAACGACGGCTACGCCGAGGGCATCCCAAGCGACTATCTGGAAAGCATTCATGGCCCCGGTGCCTACCGCGATTTATGGGACAGCCTGAACGACAAGCCAACGCGGCCCGGCTGCGCATGGCGGGACAATCCTTGGGTCGTCGCAGTCAGCTTCTCCGTCCATCGCGGCAACATCGATCAGATTGCGGAGGCCGCATAGATGGCGCGCCGTTCGTTCTCCAAGAAGGACCGCGCCCGCATCTTCGCCGCATCGGCTGGCGTCTGCCATCTGTGCAAGGGCCAGATCCAGGTCGGCGAGGCTTGGGAGGTCGAGCACGTCATCGCCTACGCCCTGACGCGCGACAACAGCGATGAGAACCTGCGGCCGGCTCACGTCAAATGTCATCGCGACAAAACCGCCGTCGATGTTCCCGCAATCGCCAAGGCTAAGCGCCGCGAGGCTAAGCATGCAGGGTTCACGCGCCCCGCTGGCCGTCTCCAGAGCGCGCCCTTCCCCAAGCCCGACAAAGCAGCCCGCCGTGCCGAGAGAGCGGCTGCGCGACCTTCCCTCGCACCGAAACAGATGTTCGCGCCCGCTCTGTGGCAGCCAATCTATGGAGAACCGGAAACATGATCCGCACAGTTGACGCCGGCACGGCCCGGCCCGCGCTTCCCGACCTGAAGCCATGCCCGTTTTGCGGTGGAGAGGAACTGATGCTCTTCTGCGACCCTGAAGAAGGTCGCGACAATTCGGGGAAGTCGCGCCGCGTCCAGTGCGCCGGGTGCAATGTCGAAGCCCCGTTCTACAGCACGGCCCATGAAGCCATCGCCGCATGGAACCGTCGCGCCCGCCCCGCCCCGCCCCAGCACCAGCCGTTCCAAGACGGACTGGAGGCGCTGGTAGAGCGGCCAGCAAGCGTGCAAGCGGCGTTCGAAGTCTTCGAGGGCAGGCCAGAAACAGGCCCGCACGCCACGGCGATATTCGCCTACATCGTGTCGATCGAAGCACGCATCACCGCTCTCATAGCAGAGCGAGACGAGGCGCTGGCCGAGATTGAGCGCATGACGCCCAATTTCGTGGCCTACGAGTATCTGGAAGCCCCGGCGGGCCGCGAGATTGCGGAAGCCGAATTGCATGCCATTTCCGTCGCGCTCGACAGCCCTCGCTTCATGGACCCGCCAGACGGCGGCAGCTTGACGCTGGCCGAACAGGTCACCCGCATGCGCGTGGCGTTAGAGACCGCCGAACGCGACCTGGCCGCAGCGGAGGAAGTGATCCGGCCGTTTGCGGATGTGGCAGGGTGCGACATCGGAGACAGCGAAAGCGACGAGGACATCTTCCGCCCGATGGACGAGCGAAACGCGGTTGCCCCTCGGATCACCGTTGGAGACCTCCGCGCCGCCGCTCGCTGGCTTGCAGGGAGGGCGAAGTGATGGCGGTCGGGGATGTTAACATCGGATCGCTGGCGAACGCTGTCTGGTCTTGGCAGGAGCGAGCCGAGAAAGCCGAGGCCGAAATCACCCGTCTTCGCTCCGACCTCGAGACCGCCGAACACGAGCGCGCCGAGGAATGGCGCCGCAGACGCGATGCCGAAGGGTCTCGCGACACCGCCTACGCCGCTTGTGACACGATGCGTATGGAACGTGACACCGCCCTCGCGCGCAATGCCGAGATCGAGGGGGAGACGATCGAGCATCTACGCGGCAAGAATGAACTCGTGTTGAAAGCGTATCCTGCGATGGATGCCCTCGATGCAATACGCGCTTGGTGCGACGCCCAGCCCTATGCGAACGACACGATCACAGTAGCCAAACTTCGTGAGCTGCTACCCGCCATCCGTTCCAGCGCTACACAGGAGAAGGCAGATGGGTAAGCTGCCAAAGCATGTGACGACTCTGTTCCCGGATGGCGTATGCGCTCCAGCCGGCCACTATCGGGTTACGACGAATACGCCGGGCGGCCACCCTGCGGATGGCATGACCGCCGTAGTGTCTATGGGCGGTGGGGCGTTTGCCACGGTCATCAACCCGCAGTCGTTCGCGGAAGGCGGGCCGGAATGGGTGATGCGCTACGGCAACCCGGAGGGCATCCGTTACTCTGTCGCCAGCATCCTTGAGAGCTACGACTACCTGCTCTCGGGCAACATCAACATGACCGAGGCTACCCGCCGCTTGCGCCTTCTACGCGCCGCGCGGGCTGGCCTTTGCAAGGCTCCCTCCAATGTCTAACCCCTCCGAAGAAGTAATGAAGCTGGCGCGGGAGACTGTCCGAAACCTGAGCGCTTTTGATGAAAAGGTAAATGAGGGTATCATCGCCCGTGCCATCATGGCAGATCGTGTCTCATGCCAGGCAAGGGTGGAGGAACTGGAGCGGGCGCTTAAGCCGTTTGCTGACCAGATTTCCAACTACGAGCAGGTCTGCGAGCAACTCAAGATCCCACTCCAGCTAGACGACTGGGAAGGGAATTTCGACATCGCGCTAGGCGACCTTCGTCTGGCCCGCTCCACTCTGGAGGGGAAGTAGATGCGCGAACTCACCCCCGAGGAATTTGCTCGACTTGAGCGCGTTGCGCGGGAGCCCTTCTACGTCTACTCCCCGTCATCGGGCGGCGGTCGCGACTGGGCCAGTCTCATTCAAGGCGATCTGGTATCGGTCAAGGATGTGGGCGACGATCAGGAAACTGTGCTGTTCGTTTCCGCTACACCCGCCGGTCTTGCCACCCTCCGCGCTCTCGCAGACCGGGAGGGCGGGGAGTGACGAGAGCGCCTGAAACTTGGCCCGCTGCCATGCCGCTCAATTTAGCGGCGGCATACTGCGGCCTGTCGGTCGACACGTTCAAGTCACTTTGCACCGTGAAGCCGATTCAATTCACGCAATCCACACGAGGCCACAGATATCTTCGCCAGCGGCTTGACGAGTGGCTTCTATCTCGCGACCCGAACGCGGCTAAATCAGCGCCGCGCAAATTCGGGGACCGGCTCAATGGTGGTAAAAGTGAAGCTCAGAGGGCTTAACATACGCCAATCACGCGGCAAATGGTACGTTTCCCTGCGCCGGACGGGCGAAACCCTGTTGAAGGGGTGGGAGGGAACCCGCGCGCAGCTCGACGTTGCAATGGGCGCCGATGACTTCTTGCGGCGATACACCACCGCGAAGAACCGCGACCGTCGGCCGGTCTATGCGGAAGGAACGCTCGGCGATCTTGTCCGGTGGTTCCAGTCCGATTGCCCTCGCTGGCGCAAGCTCGCCCCAGCAAGCCAACTCGACTATCAGAAGACCTTCCTCTACCTTGAGCCGGAGTTCGACACCCTCGTTCCCGATATCACGCAAGACGCGATCTACGATGTTCGGGACAAAGCCGCGACCGCCAAATGGCCTCGGTTCGCTGACAAGCTGGTGACGCACCTATCCACCATGTTCAAGGCGAAGCGCGTGTTCCCGAACCCGGCAGCCGGCGTCGAGAAGATCCACACCGCCGACCACAACGCAAACCACGAATGGAAGCCCGGTGAGGTTTTAGCAGCGTTAGGCAATGCGCCTCGTCATATCAAAACCCCAATGGTTCTAGCGCGTTATCAAGGGTTTCGAGGGCAGACCATCAAGGCTTTGTCGTGGCGTGACTATGTGGCGGATGCGAAAACAGTGCGCGCGTTCGAAATCACTGTGCGGAAGAACAAGGAAATGGCCTGGTTCCCATGCGAGCCAGAAACCATAGCCCACCTTGATGGGCTGGAGCGCACATCAACCTTACTGGCGACAACCAGCGAGGGCCTCCCATGGAGCTCCGAGAAGGTGATGCAGGCAGCAGTGAGCGACTATCTCACCGGGCTGAAGGTCAAGAATATCATCCGCAAGGGGTGCACGCTGCACGGCCTTCGCGTGACATACGCAGCGGCAATCAAGCGGCTAGGCATAGACGCCGGCACTGTCTCTGACGCCCTTGGCGACCGGTCGAAGAGAATGGGAGAGCACTACACTCGGCATGTGGAGAAAGAGCTTGGCCGGATGCGCGCCTGGAACGCGAAAAACGGTGTGCAAAATGGCTGATTTCGTATCGTTTTCTATGGGTTTGACTGGCCCCGCCGTGCAGAATATGGTAACAAAAACAATGACAAGCAGGGATTTTAAGTCCCTTGCGTCTACCAGTTCCGCCACGCCCGCGATGGCGCTTTCTCAACGTTGTGCGGTGGAATTGCAAGGCGCGTTGTGCAGCCCCGAAAATGTGTTGTGCAAATTTCGTTCGGCAGATGTTCTTAGGAGGATGGAATGAGCGACCCGTTCGATGATGATGACGACGACCGCGACGGCATGCTGTTCCGGTTCTGGATTCGCGCCGCATCATATCCGGGCGGCTGGCCGGTCCGGCTCCATCAACTATTCATTGAACACGGCCCCAAAGATGGCGGGAATGTTGAGCCGAAGCACTACCGTTCCGCTTTGATGGCGCTGGCCATGGAAAAGGGAATCAATCTCCCATGACCGACATGATCACCCGCGTTTCCCGAGCCATCCTTAAGCGCCGGTATTACGAGCCGGAGTTCTACACCGACGAGGAATCGTTCTATCTCGACTGCGATCCAGATCACGTTATGGAAGCAGAGGCGGATGCACGAGCTGCGATTGAAGCGATGAGGGAGCCGACAGACGAAATGCTTGAAGCGATGGCCGCGCCATTCGAATGGGGCTTCGGCGTATCGGACGCACGAGAAGCTTTCCAGCGCGCGATCGACGCCGCCCTTGCTTCCCCCACCCTGGAAGACGCTAGAGAGAGATGAATGGATATGACCCCCGAAGAAGTGAAGCTTCTGGAGAACTACCGTGCCGGACGCCCTATCCTGTGCAACTTCAACATTGGCCTCGGCGTGAAGGTTGATGTGACGGACGAGGGCAATGCGAAGATCGAGGTCGATCTGAGGCCTCAATACCGCAAGGACCGGCACGCGCTGGAGCAGACGATGCGCTCAACAATCCGGAATTGGCAATCGATACTTGCGCGTCCCGCCTCGGAAGATGGAGAGAGATGATGGACGAAACTTGGAACCCTGTCGAAACAATCCCGACTGAAGATGGACCAAAAAGACATGCGGACCATGGTATTTCGCACCAGACATTGCGACGATCGAGACCCTAGCCGTCCCCGCGATTGTGGAAATCACCGTCCGATGAACCGCTACCGTGAGAACCGCATCCTTGCCCTTGTCGGATTAGCAGCAGTGGTGACGGGGATTGTTGCGCTGGTGGATTGGCTTTGGAGGTAGTCTGCGAGGTTCGCCAACGCTCTGTTACCGGGTGGTTTGCGGGGTAGGATATCCCCACCTGATCGCCGCCTACCCGCCTCGCATACTCTGTGCCATCAAGGGGATGGCGAATGAATGGCGGGGTAAGTCCTCACCCGGAGCGCGTTCTGGTCCGCAGCTTTCGCTGCCCCACGCCATCTCTACCCGCCACCGGGTCTGGCTCGTGCCTGCTATTCGCAGGGAACTTTGGGGCTGGTATTTGGCAATCATCCGACTGCCTACTGACCAGTTTCGCATCCCCGAGGCATCTAGGGTCTCTACCGTTTCCGGCACTACCACTCTGCCAATACGGCTGCGAGAATCTGTTTCAGGCCCTCGGTCGCAGCACTGTAGCCAACACATCCTCACTAGCACAAACACCGAACAAACACCAATGCAAAAGCGCCGCCGGGAGGCAAGAGGGGACTAGCCGGTCAACGCTGCGACGATCTTGTTCCAGTATGCGGCGACCAGAGCGCCGAGCGAGCCGGCGGCAATGCCAGTCACGCCAAGTGCGCCCATTCCCATAAGCTTCCAGCGCTTCACCTCTTCGGTCACCTCCTTGGTGTCCGATACGTCGCGCTTCACGGTTGCCATGTCGGACTTCAGGTCACCGATCTCATCAACCAGTTCATCGACACGCCGATGCACGTTGGCGCGGTGTTCGTCAGCGCGGCGACTGCTTTCGGTCAGGCCGCGGACTTCGGCCCGCAGACTGCCGATAGCTTCGGAAATGGCGTCGAGTTGCGTCGTCATGCCTTCCACCCGCACAGTTTGCGACCGGTCTCATTGAACGCCAGAACGTCGCGAACCCGCTCATCGGACATCGCAGCTATCTCCGCCGTGCTGGGGCGCTGGGGCTTGTTGAGCGCACAGAACGAACCCGAAGCGGTCTGACAGGCGGAGAGCGCCAGCAGCGCCGCCAGCATCAATCCTTTGACCATTGCTCAAGCCTCCGTCTCGCGACCTCGGGCGGGAGAGCACCGATGTCGTTCTGGATTTCATCTGCGATGTCGCGGGCATTTGCTTCGCGGGCGGCTTGCTTGGCGCGTTCGGCCTTTGCGCCGGCGCGGCGCTGTTGGAGCAGCAGGAGGAACCCGGCGATGCCCGCTGCGAGATAGGGCCAGGCCCAACCTATGAAGGCGGTGAGGATCGCGCTCATAACTTGCGCCCTCTCGCCTTCACGCGATAGCGTGGCTTTCGGAACCAGACAAAGCCGACCGGCTGGACGAAATGCACGTCATCAACTTCCATACCCGGAACGCTCGGGGCGGGGCTGTCGATGAACTCCCACCAAGCGCGGGTCATGTCCGCCACCCCATCCGCTTCGCAAGCCGATACGCATATTCGGTCGCGCCCATGATGGCGAAGCCGACGCCGGCAGTGACCGCTTCCATGAGGTCAGGATCGGTGTTGATCCAATCCCCGTCAGATGGAGCAAGCAGCCCCCTCGCGATCAGTGCGCCTGCGACGTAGCGCAGGATAAGACGTGCCAGCAGTCCGTTCATTTCTGGCCTCCTTTCACGAGAGCTTTGAGCATGGCGACGACAGCGGCCCAGAAGCCGCTAGCCGGCACAGGAACGGGCTTGCGCGGCGGCGGGACCGGAATGGGCCTTGGTGCCGGGATAGGTGTGGGCGGGGCGGCAGGCGGCACAGGGCGAGGCTTCGGTGCTTGCGAGACGTATCCAGCCTCACGCAGCGCCTTTTCGAAGGCCTTGGCATAGCCGGCGATCATCGCTGCTTTGTCAGTGCCGTTGATGATGCGCCGCGCGCCTACATAGTCCGGCTTCTCGCCGTTCAGATATCTGGCAAGGGTATGACGGCCCTTCGCGTCACCAGCGAACCAACCTTCTTCCATGCCGGTGAACAGGATGTCTGCCGCAATGCGCGGCTCCATCACGCGCTCCGGATATTGTACCAGATCTATGCCAAGCTTTTCCGATGCCTTGACGTAGTTCTCCAGCCAGGTGATCTGCACGTAGCCCCGCCCGTAATAGACCTTGCCGAACTTGCCGGCTGGCGATCCGTATTTGCGTCCCTTGCCTCGCCCGATTTCCTCGATCGGCTGCATCGTGTGCGCCGTCTCGTGATATGTCGTGGCAAGGATGTAGGCGAGGTGTGGCGTCCTGGTCCCGCGAGCCTGCGCGCGGTCGAGGATGCATTCCGTGCCATCCACCTGCTTCTGTGAAATGCTCGTGCCGAATACGCCGGAGCCGCGCGAGCGCAGCGCCGCGAAGAATCGCGAACGGTCCATGGTTGTTACCTCTTTGTGGATTGAACGAAGGCGTTCCCGCTGGGTGCGGGTTGCTTCAGGTTGAGGTGATGAGATTGCCGCGACGGGGCGGCGCGCGGCCTACCGGATGAACCGAGCCGCTAGCCGGTTGCCGGGAGTTTCGATGAGGCGATACGCGACCAGAGAAACCGGGATCAGGATGCAAAGCGTCAGGACGACACATGCCGCATAGGCCAAACCGGTGTTCTGGATATTCGCATAGATGCTCTTGAAGGCGCCAACCCGCATCAATTCGCCAATGATGAGCGGGTGGAAAAGATAGAGGCTGAAGCTCGTTTCGCCGAGCCTCACCGTTACCGAATTGACCAGCAGGCGGAGCGGATAGGCCGCCAGGCCAACCACGAGCAGTAGCATCGGAATGGCATCGACGGTCTTTAGCCAAGCCATTCCGACCGCCCTGGCCGCATCTCCACGAAAAACCATCAGGGCGATCAAAGCCACCAGGCCCGTAACGAGCGCCGGGAACGCCCACCGCTCTTTCGCTCTAACCCAGGCGAAGTAGCCGACGATACCGCCAGAGAAAAACACCAGGTATGACACGATCGAATAGTTCGCGAAGGTCGAAACGCCAGAGTTTGGCGGGAATGACCCGACCCATTGCTGGGCCAGAAAAGCACTTAGCGCAAAAGCTATGAGCGCTCTCGGCAGTGATGTGACCGCGAACGCGATGACAGGGAACGCGGCATAGAACAGCATCTCCACACCAATTGACCAGCTCGCCCAGACGAAGCCGCTAACATGCGCGGGGATCAGATTGAACGTAAAGGTCGCAGACGACAACACTTTTTCGAACGGAATGAGGACGCCGTAGCGCGCGTATAGGTAGGCTATGTAGATCAGCATCATGAGGTAGAAGAGCGGAGCGATGCGAAAGAAGCGTCTGACGAAGAAGCTTCGGATTTGCTCTCTCGTCTCCAATCTTCCATGATAGCCGACGAACATGGAGAACGCCGATATCGTGTAGAATAGAGGCACACCGAGGCCGAAGTGAGCGCTGACAAAAATGAGGTCAGGATGCATCGTGAGCTTCGGCATCTGTGCAACGTGAAACATAACGATCATCAAGGCGGCGTAGAAGCGCGCCGCCGTTAGCCCGTCCAGTTTCACCCGTTCCCGCATGCTCTCATCTTTAGACGCGCACTCGCGGCTCGGCTAGCCCTGCTTCGCGACGACATGAAGTGCGATCTTCGCGGTTGCGCCTACAGTCGCGCTTGCCGTCGAGACCCGACACTGGACTGTGACATTCGTGGCATCAGCGCCTGCGACCACGAGTTGCGCAATCTCATAGTCCAGAACCGCCGTATCCCTGACCAGGCAGACCATGCACTCGGTTGTCGTGGGGATCACCGCCAATCCGTGGGGGATTGATATCGTCCGCTGGCCCGTCGAGGCGACATCGAATGTTCCCGAGACCACGCGACATTCAGTCTTGTGGCCGCGATTTCGCGATACGCGGTTGCCAGTTCCAGCATCGAGAATGTTGGTCCCTAGAGAGCCGAGTTGCTCAATGACGTTATCGAGAACGTCGTTGTTGTTGGCTCCGGCGGCGAGATAAATGCCAGTGCGATGAGTATTGCCCCGAATGATATTGCCACTCACCCGGCAGAACTCGGAACCGGACGAGATGTAGACGCCAGACCCCAATGCTGGATCGGTGCTGCCGCTCGTGCCGACATTTTCAAGCACGTTATCAGAGATGATAGTCGCCTCCGGCCCTTGTCCTTGACCAAGCGACATTATTCCGGACCCGTAGATATTGCGAAGAATGTTGTTCGTGATGATCGCACAATAACCGGCATAGGCGCTGATGCCGTAATACCCCGCCGTATCCTCAACGATGTTTTCGGACACAATGACATTGCTCCAGCCGCTCTCCTGATCCACCAGCGCGGTGCGCGACCCATCAAGCGAAATCCCGTTCCCAACTGTTCCTTTGACGTGGTTACCCCTCACCCAAATATTGCGAAGCGGATGGAGTGTTGGAGCTGTTTCGCTATCCACTCCAGTCAGGAGAATGCCGACAAGCTGAAGGCCCTTCGCGTCAAGATCGTTGTTCTCAATTCGAAAATCGTGGTTGTCGGACCAGTTGTCGATAAGAGCACCACCGTAGGCCCCCGGCAGATCAACAGTCTCGATGTCGTTGCGGTATACGCTGTAGTGGTGACAGCCTTGAAGGCTGGCAAATCCGATCAGTGGCGTATATACCTTGTTGTTGTAGATACTGTAGTAAGAACACCTTAGGTTCCATACTGCAGCAAATCCAGCGTTTCGCACCGAGCCACGAAAATCGAAGACGATATCGTGGATACTGTAATTTGCGATATCCACGCAGTAGATAAACAGCTTCCCAAGCCCACCTGCGGGCCACGCAGGATCCGCCTTGAGGATGCTCTGACGATTGATGCCGCAAAACTCAACACCTTGTCGCATATACAACGGGGAATCTACGATGTATTCCCGCGCTGACAGCAGCGCCTTCCCATTTTCCCGATCCGCTGCCAGATCAATTGCAAGTTGAATTGCGGCCGTCGTCTGGGCCGGCGTATTCGTGCTGTCGGTCGCGCCGAGAGCATCGACATGCGGCACTTCGCTCGGATCGAGTTCGAACCAGTTGCCCTTCCGATCCTGAATGGCGGTGAAGTTGCCGGGATTGGAACCAACCTTGCGATAGAGCGCGGGATGGAACGTCGAGTTGCTGGACCAGCGATTGATGACAATGGCCTTGCAATCTGAAAAGTCGTATCGCACCATATGTTCGCGCGTTTCTACTGTCGGGTTGAGCGCCGTCGAAGCAACCCCAGGATAGTCACGCTCCAGCACATACTTGACGGTCTTGCGACCACCACCGCCGCCATTGGGAATGATGCGTGGCAGATTGTCGATCAGCCGATCAACGGTCTCCTCAAGCTCATCAACCTTGGTGCCGAGTTCCTGCCCGAGAATTTCTTTCGTCCGCTCTTTCTGCGCTTCCGCCTGCACGGCGGCATTGCGCACGCGCTGTTCGGCGGCGCGCGCCTTCAGCAGCCGATCGCCTTCAACGCGTGCGGGTGGAGGCGTCCACTTGGTGCGGACGGGGATGTTTTGAGCCATAGGAGTCTCCAAACGAAAAGGCCCCGCGTGAGCGAGGCTTTGGCAATTTGACGAATGTCAATTCAGATCAGTCGCAGACTGTCGGGTTCGAGCGTCCGTCCCAATCGGTGTGACAATTGCCACCCGAAACACTGGACTTCGGTGCTGCCACATAAAGCAATGCACATATCAGGAAGACGAGGCCGGCTTTCCAAGCCATCCGCCAATCCCCGTCCTTGGCTGCATATATCGCCGCGCCGCCGGACAGGAAGCCAACTGGCAAAGCGAGAATGGCGAGCAAGGAGACGATCGTCAGTTCTTTCGTGTATCGGGAAGCCCAAGCGTGTCGCCCGTGGCCTCTTCAACCTTATCAAAGAGGCTGCGTATGTAGAAGAGGTTCTGTCCGGGTATCAACTGCCGTGCCTTGCGCATATCCGATTTGGTCGTGTCGCCTGCAAAGATCGAGCCGGACACTTGGAAGATATCCGACACGGCGTCAGCGGTTGGGCCTAGAAACGCCCCTGTGACATTGCGCGATGCGTAGCGGCTGACTTGTTCGCCGGAGAGCGCCGACAGGCCTACACGGCCCCGCGTAGCTTTTTCAGCGATATTGTTGGCCTCCATGAGCCAACCAGTCAGGCCGGAACGGTCAAGCGCATTCACGGCCCAAACGCGCGGATCATCCGAAACCTCCCGACCCGCTGCGACTTCCTTGACGGCGTAGGTCATCGCACCCAGCCCGAGCATAAGCAGCGTGCCGTTCAAGGTTGCCGCGTCCCTCTGCTGCAAGCCCGCCAGCATGGTCTTTTGCATGGACGAGACCGAGAACGATTTGAACTGGCCCACCATCTTGCCGAGCTCAGTGGACATCCACAGTGGCTTGTCCTGGCCGGGCGTGACGATAATCCTATCCACGTCGCGGACGACGGCGGCGCGGATGCCGTCCATGGCCGGGCGGTCGGTCCACTTGCCGGACTGTGCCAGCCAGACGCCATCGGTAATCTCGCCATGAGCTTCGAACTGGCGAGTAATAGCGCGTGCAAGGTCCAGATCAATGCCGGAAGCCGCAAGCCGCCTGATCTCGCTTTCCGATGCCAGCCCCTTCGCCAAACGCTGAGATGACCGCAAGACATTGGTCATAGTGATCAGGCCGGCGAATTGTTTCAGGGCCGCGTTCCATGGGGCCATCAGCGATACGACGCCATACTTCGAAGATAGGGCGGACAGACCCCGCTCAAACTTGGAGTGCCGCCCGAAATCGTCGGTGATGTCCGCAATTGCCATGACCCGGCTGTCATTGATCATGTCCAGCGCCGTGCCGGCCATCTTCACTTCGCCCGCGCCAGCGCGGAACGCCTTGAAGTTTCGCACCATCGGCAGGAAGCCGTCGCGGAACGTGCTGGTCAGGCCATGTGTGAACACGATCTTCGCCATGTCCGGGATCGCCGAAAGGGTCATTCCGCCCAACAGGCGCACATAGTTCAAGTTGCGCGCAATACGGCCCGCGCGAATGACCAGCGAAGACGGGTTGGACGGCAGGGCATATGTCCCGCGCAATCGATCGCGGATGCCCTCGATGTCTCGCACATCGCTTTCGCGCTGCTTTTGGATGGCCTTGCGTTCCTTGTCCGACTTGGCAGCGGCAACCTTTGCGTTGGCCTCGTCATTGATCTTGCGGATTTCCTCCGCCATATCGGCCGAGCCGAACTTGCGGGCAATCTCTACGTCCGGCGCCATCGTGCGGACCTGTGCGCGCATGACGCTTTCGATATCCAGTTCCATGAAGTCCGCGATCTTCTCTGACGCGATGTTAAGGGTGCGTTCCCTCAATGCGCCGCGCGGACCAGCTACAACGTCATAGGGAATGCGGCCTTCTGCATTGCCGAGGATCGTATCGGTGATTTCATCCGCCAGGCTGCGCAGCTCGGCATCGGAGAGATTCGCGAACTCATCTGCTTTTTGCGCGGCCCTGTCCGCCTTAGTCCCTGCCGCATCGGCTTTGGCGCTGGCTTCCTCGGCAATTTTGGTGGCCCTATCACGCTGCGTCGTCAGATGGTCAACCAGCCGCGCGGTCCACACATCGCGCTTGGCGATGATCCTCTCGCGATTATACATGCGGAACAGGTGCGAGAGGTCGTTCTTGACCGCGATGTCCTCCGGAAACAGCCGCGCCTCAATGGCGGCCTTTTTCAACGCCTCATCCCATTGGCGATAGACCTTGGCCGCTTCCGCAACCTGCGGGATCGCGTGCTGCTCTCCCGAAAACGCTGCCCGGCCAACCTCTTCCTTGAACTGCTTGTAGGTGAGCTTCTGCCCACCCCTCGCCCGCGCCCATTCAGACTTGATCGGCGATAGCCGTGTCTGCCACGCTGTCGGCTCCGGCGCGTCATGGAAATACCGGGCATAGGACGTATCGACCTTGCGCAGCGCTTCCACAGTTGGCGCGCTCCACATCTTCATGCGGGTTTCAACCGAGCCGCCCCGCTCCGTTGCAATGCCCCTCGCATTGTCGGCATATTCGAGCGGGGTTTCCGCTAGCCGGCGAACCGTTTCACGCGTGGCAGCAAAGTCCGACAGTTGCGACCGGATCAAAGGATCTTGAACATTCACGCCGGGCAGCCGCTTGATCAGCGCTTCGTCCTTGAGGACCAGCGGGCCAGTGTCACGAGCCGCCGCGCCGGCTGATGAACCCGCACTGGTGAAGACGCGATCAGCCTCCTCAAATGCCGCCTCTTGGCCTTCGATCTTGCGGGCGAGCGCCGACGATGCCGCAGGCGTCAGATAGCGTCCCGCCAGCGCTCCTAAAGCGCCACCAAGGATCACAGAGCCGCCGATGTTGATTGCGGTCTCTTCGCGCGTCCTGCCCGTCTGCGTGGCCTGTAGCGCAGCCTCAGATACACCAGCGTCAATGGCAGCGGCAGCACCGACGCGCACCGCCAATTGCCCAACGCCACGCGCCGCGCCGATGACAGGACCGCCGATCGGGAGAAGTGTCGGGGCATCAAAGACACCGGCGGCGATCGACCCGATCACGCCCATCGTCCCGCCCGCGTCGATCGTGCGGCGATCCTGAACTTCGCGTTCGATCTGGAGTTTCTTGGCGTCTGCGGCCTTCCGGTTGAGGATGCCGGAGAACTCATCGACATAGGGCGAGAACTTGGGATCGCCCTTCACGTAGTCGATCGCATCAAACCCGTCTTCGATCTCATACGGGTTTGGCTGGCCACGAGAGGCAAGCAACGACCCGATGGTGTTTTGCGTGCGAAACGCTGCGCCGAACACATCCAGCATCGACGGATCAGCCAACGGTTCGTCATCCGGCGCGATGTTGACCAAGTTCGAAACGCGGCGTGGCTCGTCAATGAACGGCATCACATCGCTCCGCCCACGGATGTTTCGAGATCAGGGGCGTCATCGGCTTTCGGAATAGCGGGCGGGATTGAGCCGCGCGGGCGCTCGACAGGTGGCGATGGAGAAGCGTCGCGATCACCGAACGCAGGATCATTCCCGGACAGGAAGTCGTCTTGTCCCTGCACGCGATACGGTGCCTGCTGACGCCGCTGCGGCCGGTTCTCACGCGCCCTGCCTTCGAGCACGTCAGCCTGCTGTCGATCGAACGCCTTGGCCTTGTCGATATCGGGACGCCAGAGTTTGCCAGGGATGGTCTGCAACACGCCACTGCTGTCCTTGTAGAGGACGGCATAGCCCGGCAAATCACCGCGCTTGACCATTGCATCTGTCTCGGGCGTGGTGACGAACTGGATCGACCCCGCATCGAAGTCCGGGTTGAGCGCTCTCAGATCGGCCTCAAGCTGCTGATGGGCATAATCGAGTGACGGCGTTCCGGTGCCGGTGCCGGTAAATGAACTCGTCCCCATCGCGGAGACTGGCCAGTAGCGCTCCGGCGGGTGTTTCATCACCACCTTGCGACCCGTCACTTCGGTAACCCCATAGAGGCGCTTCATCTCCTCTACAGCGCGGTTCTTGGCTATCGCAGGGTCTCCATTCGCGCGGTAGAATTGATCCTCCGCAATGGCTGCAAACTCTGCCTGGATGCCAAGCCGCTGGGCTTCGGAAAAGCCGATATCGGGAGCCGATCCCAGCCATGTATCGAATTCGCTGGACAGGTCGGTTTCCGCGACCTCCTTCATAAACTCCTTCGCTGCCGGCTCCATGGCTTTGCGGTTGAACTTGGCCTCTGGGCTGCTGCGCTCGATATGCCTCTGTGCCGCCTCCGCCGGCGAGAGATTGCGCTTGTTCACATCGAAAGCGAAATCATCGACTGCCGTCTGGACATCCGATCCGCCATCTCGCCTTGCCAGTGCGGCGGGGTCAAATGCCGAGATGCGCTGCGCAAGCTGAAGCGCAGCAGCAACATCGGTTGCTGACTGACTGGAAAGCCCTTGGCGAATGGAATTGATGACAGGCTGCGGGACAACGCCCGTCTGTTCGAGGATAGCCCCGGCAACCGCGCCGTGCTGTTCCGGGGGGATGCGCTTCACCGCATCGGAGTAGAGGTTGTCGGCGCGGGTCTTGTCCTTCGATGAGTAGGGATCGAGTGCCAGCGTCCGGTCATTGAGCGCCGTGAAGTCGGACGCGATCTGGTTTGCTCCCTCGTTCTGCGTCCGAACTTTTGTGATCAGTGTTGCTTTGTCCCCGGCGTTCAGCTTGGCGTCATTCGAGATCAAGTTCTCGTCTCTGATCTGCCCCTGCACGATCTGGAGTTCCAGCGCGTCCTTGTGCTGAGTGTAGTCGGCCTTGATCGTCGCCGCCTCAGTGCGCTGGCGTTCGCCCATCTCAACATCGGCCTGATTGGCCAACACCAGCCGGCGCTCAAGAGGGATGTTGGCGAAGCGGGGGTCGGCGGACGGGTTTCCGCCGCGCGCTTCCGCGACTTCGATATGCCACGGCTCATGGCCCATCGGGAATGACAGGCCATACGCTTCCGCGTTGGCATGAATCCAATCCCGGACCTCCTTGGGAGCGCTGGCGAACTTTCCACCGTTCCACCCAAGATCGGCAGCCTCGCCACCCTTGCCGCGATCCTCATGTTTGGAATTGCCTGGGCGCGCAACCCATTTGCCTGTCTTGTCCGACTGCTCCCAGAGTTCTTTCTGCCGTGCGTTGGAGCGGGCACCCGATAGAATGTCTACACCCTGCCTCACATAGTCCGGCGCATTAGACAGCATCGACGCGAGCCGGTCTTGCATGACAGGCGACATCACGTCGATATGGTCGGGACCATGTTGCTTCTGAAGGCGGGTCTTCAGGAATGCGTTCGCATCACCATTGAACCGCGGCACATCAGCAGCGCCCGCCCTCATCTTGCGCGCAGCCCAAGCTTTGACCTGGCCAACGGTCTTGCCCGCCAGGACTTCCGGGTTCGCCTTGATCGCAGCGTCCGACAAAACGCTTGAGACCGCCGTATCATCCGGTGCGTTGAGGATGTTCTTCGCGCCGGCCAGTCCCGCGAAATGTGCGAGATAGGTGTTTGCAGCAGTGGCGGGGATGCCCGCGTCCGTCAGGCCTTTGGCGTTCTCTTCCGTGTGACGCGTCGTCAATTCGCGCGCCAGCGTCGGGTCGGACTTCTTCAGTTCGATGATCTGGTCGTTGGACATGCCGCGAGCAACGTCAGGGCGAAACTTCTTGACCGTCGCTACCCATGTGGAGTCGATGAAGCCGCCAAGGCCGCCGGCGCTCGATCGCGAGTTCTGTGCATTCGGGTTGCCAGAGCTTTCGGCCCCGATGATGCGATCAACCACAGACCCTACCGGATTGGTGGAAGCGTCTGACGGAGCCAGCCCGAGGGCGGCTTTTGCCTTGCCTGCAAACTCAGGGTCTTTCGCCAACAGCGTCTTGAACAGCGTTTCGTCCGCGTTCGCCTGCCAGTTGGCCCGAGCAACATCCTTCTCCAGCGCCGGCAGCCCCGACCGATCGATGATGTCCAATCCCTGCTGCTTGAATGCATCGAAGGTCGCGGTGTCGTTCGGATCGCCCATCGCCATTTGCGTGGTGATCTCGTTCTGCGTCTTCTGGATTTCAACCTTGTAGTAGGCCTGCTCGCTGCTGTATTGCTGGCCTGCGAGGCGGGCCGAACCCTTCATCCGATACAGTTCACGCTTCTGTGCGAACTCCGCCCGTTTCGACTCCGGCATGCGCTGCATGTAGCTGTCGAACAGCGTGTCGTAAGAGCCGGGCCGAACCGGCTGCTGGGTAACCGGGTCGATCTCGCCATAGACGCTATCGTGGATGCCAGCACCATCGATCGGCGCATTGCGCACCGCATCGTCTTCCTGCCGCGCAATATCCGCCAGCATCTCGTTCTCGCGGATCGTCGCGTCGAAATTGTCCTTCTGGTCCTGCTTCTGCCTGAAGCGTTCCGCGACGTTCTGGATCGAGTTGCCCAACCCCTCGATGGCCGAGCCGATTGGCGATCCTGAAGGATAGGAGACGACGCTGCCCGTATCGAGCGAGCGGCTTGCGATCTGGCGAGGAATGTTTGCCATCAATAAAGCCCGCCGCGCGCGAAGGGAGACTGGCCGATCTTCGCAGCTTTATTCGGATCGTAGAGACCCGACAGACCGGAAATCAGACCGCTGCCCGCATTGATGATGCCGCCGGCCATTGCCTGCTTGCCCGAGAAGCGGGAGATTTCGGCTTGAGTGCGCAAGTTGTTCTGCCTGATCTGCGAGCCATACTGGATTGCGCGGATGTCAAGTTCCCCCTCTCGGGCATTGGCGATCAGAACATCTGACGGCGAGCCGGCCATCGCCACGCCAGACGCCCCGACCTGAGCGCGGGCGTTGGCCTGCAACAGCTCCTGCTTCTTGCGCTCCTGACGCGCCTCATAGGCTGATGCCCGACCGTCCGCCTGAGCCTGTTGCTCGTAAGCCTTGGCCTGAGCATTCGCCATCTGCTGCTGCATCGCGCCAGAAGCGACGGAACCAGCGACCGAAACGAATGTGCCGATTGCTGCGAGAGTGCCGGGATCAACGCACATAGGTCATGGCTCCGCGTCAAAGATCAGCGTGGCTGCGCGAATGGTGCAGGGCGTCGGATTGGTGAAGCGGATGCGAACTTTCGCCATCCCCTCCCAGCTGTCATCAATCGGCACCTTGACGTTGCCGGTGAACAGTTCAACGTATTCTGGCGCGGGTGCGTTGCTTGGGATGGAGACCGTTTCCCATGCGCCGCGCTGCATGGACTGAATTTCCAGCCCAGTAATGTCGGTCTCGAATAGCGACAGGATGATGGCGGAAACCTTCTTGCGCCGGCCGCTGCGCGAGCCGTCCTGACCGCCGACATCCAGTTCCAGCGTTTCGGCCTTCGACGTGAACGGCAGCCCAACATGAGCCTCATTGCACAGCGCGCCACCCGGTAGCGTCACTGCGCCGCCAGAGACGGTGCGTCCTTTGGCGATGATCCATCCCGCCCCGCCAATGCCGGTCGTGTAGAGGACGTCCACCGACTGACCATTGAGATGTGACAGGCCGCTGATCGAGTTTGTTGGGGCGCCTGAATAGGTCAGGCCACAATCCACCTGAAAGCAATCGCCAACCCCCGCATATTCGAAGGCCGGTTGCATGACTTCGATATAGCGCTTGGTCACGCCGCCAATGGTCCGCTTGACGATCATCCAGACATCGTTCGGCATGCCGTCCTGACCTGGCGTAACGATGGCCCGCTCAACAATGGGCCAGCCCGATCCGGCAAAAGCACCACCAACGCGGTGACGATGCATGCCGCGAACTTCCTGCGATGGCTGATGCGTGTAGCCGCCCATCTCGCCATTATCGAGGGGAAACCAGACGATAGGATCGGGGTCGTCCTGATAGGCGATCTCGACAACACCCTTCTTTGGGATGTGCTCGGAAATCTGCCCAATGTCCTCGGACGTGAACCGCCCCGAGGCATTCTGGACCAGTTCCGCAATCGCGCGTCGTGAGCGCGTGACATACATGAAGGACTGGCCGGCATCGATCGGCCGGATTTTTGCACAGCCATGTGTGCGTGAGCGGCGGTTCTTGAACGAAGTGGGCGTAAGAGCCTCATCAAGGCCAGAGCCGGACAAGGCCCGCACGCCACCGGATGTGGCGATCAGCAGGAACCCGTCCGCGTCCGCGAGCCATACGATATCGTTCGCCTGGCCGCCGCCCGCATTCTCGAATACGAGCGCATCATCGTCTTTCTCGCCGGCAGAAAAGTCATCGAATGCACCGGTCTTGGACGCATAGACCGAGAACCGCTTGCTGTAGGCCAAGCGCTCTTCGAAGAACGCCACGCTCTCCACCTGTTCGTCAGGCAGAAATGCGCTCATCCTCCAGTTGATGATCGGCGAGAGGTCCGGCAGCGCGTGGCCGTTGAGTTCGATCGTGACAACAGTTGCGGACGTGCGCGAGATGATGCGCGCCCAGCGCCAGTTGCCGTCAGAACCGAGCAGGCGGATCGTTCGGCCAACATCGGTCGTCCGGAAGCCAACACCGTCATTGATGCCTGTGACAGACGACGCCGTGAGGTTGAAAGCTGTCTGCGAAACGGCAGCCTTGTTGAAGCCCAGTTCCGCCACTTGGAACGTGCCGACCGAGCCATCGAGACCAGTGTAGCTGAAACGGTGATATTCGAACGCAACCTTGTTTTGGAATTCGTAGAACCGGGTCTCGCCACCATACCAGCCGGATTCGCCTTTTCGAGTGTCAAGCGTGGTCCAGGTCACACCGTTGTTCGATCCTTCGACCTTCCACGATGTAGGCGTGCGGTTGACGATCGTGCCATCAACAGCCGTGATCCAGTAAGAGTCGACAACGATCTGCGCGGAACCAGCTTGGCGATACTGTATCCATCCCGGAACGGCGACGATCTGCAAATCTGTTCCTGGGTCGCCGTCGAAGACTTGAAACGCATTGGCGCTGGCATTCGAGCTTGACGCGGTTCCTGATGGCGCGGAGTTGCTTGTCATCAGCGGCGTCAGCGACGCGCGATCAGCCGGCGTCATTGTCGTGGCCGTGATGTTCAGCGGCAGATAGGGCCCGTCATTGAACACTGCTTCGGTCAGCGTCCACGTCGTGGGGCCTTCTCGTGTCAGGATTTGCGGCGGGTAGTCGCTGTGCACAATCCACATCTGATCAGCAGACTGGATGAACTGAAGCTCGTGCAAATCCGCCTCAACCCAAGGTGTGACGACTTCGACCGTTCCAACCCGCGAGCCATAGGCATAGACGCGGATGTAGAGATGGCCCACTTCAAGCGCATAGGCCTGTTCGGCGCTGAAGATGAACGGGATGAGGATCGTTTCGCGGGCGGAGTTCTTGACCTCCCCGGCGAAGTAAGTGCCGCCTCGAGCGCGCAAACCTCCATGCGGCAGCGTCAGGAAGTTCTCGCACAACGACAGTGCCGTCCGATAAAGATCAAGCGAGGCGCGCGCATGCAGGCGGGGAGAGATTTCACCGCGAACGAATGAATCTTGCTGGGGATAGAGGGTCGGCATTCACGCCCTCCAGTAGCGATTGTCGCCACGAGCGGACGACCATGCCTGGCCGTAATACTGGCCGGCCCGCTCAAAGGCGTTGACACGCCGAGCTTCTGAAACGGCTTCGAGATATGCGCCGCGCGCCATTTCCACCATGCCCGACTTGTGCGTCAGGGCGAGCGCCAGCTTGACCGCCAATGCCGTGGCTACCACATCAACAAACTGCGGCGCCCACGTATTCGGGTCTGTCCTGTCCTGGATGTAGCGGATGACGCGAGGGGTTGCCTGATCGCTCAAAATGACCGTGCCTTCACGACGCCATGAGATCGGAATGCCATTCGGCTCGCCGTCATAGGTGAGAGGCAACACGCGCAGAGCGGCTGCAGGGACCGTGTAGGACCAGTTGAGCGTTCCGTCGCCCGTCGCGAGATCGGTCCCGGTGACCGACGCCTTGGTGATCGCAAACCCCCACGGATGGCGCACGATTTCCGCTTTGCGCGTCTGCGCATAGTGGATGGTTGCCAGCCGGGCGACTTTGTTGTTGTCGCTGAGCGCCGAGATGGGGGCCTCTTCAAGGAGTGCAATCCCCATGTTGACGACTTCAATTTCGGTCGGCATGGATCAGACCTGCGGATTCGGGAGAAGCTTTGCGCGCCGCGCCTTCTTGCGCTTGCGCTGCCCCATCATCGGGACATCCGCATCCGCCTTGGGCCGGGGAATGTCGGGGGCGAATTTCGAGACCACGTTGCGGCGCGCCTTCGGCACGTCATCGCCACGCAGGCGGTGATTGAGCATGATTGGCATGAGGGAGCTTTCGAAGGAGGGAGGCGGGGGCCGCGAGCCCCCGCCCGAAGTCATCACGCCTCGGTCGTCTTCAGCGCCAGGAACGTCATGTTCTTGAGCGAAGTCGCGGTGCGGTCCCAGTTCGCAGCGAGCGCGAATTCCGCGTCGGTTGCGAACTCGCCAGCCGTCGAGCCATCCAGCCAGCGGGTGCCGGGGATGTGGGGGACGAAGTGACGGCGGGAGACCATTTCAGTGACGCCGCCACCATGGCCCTGACGAGGCTTGCGGTCGAACTCGAGCGGGCCACCTTCGGTGCCAACCGGAAGTTCGTTCCACATGATCGCGCGGTCCTTGAACAGGAACGCAGTATACTCGCCAGTGGACACCGGAATGTCGTCGTCCACGATGACACGAAGACCCATGTAGTAGGGGATCATCATGCCGCCCTGCTGCGACGACGGGAGGTAGTCGATCAGATCGGCAAGCTTC